GGCTGGTACACCGGCGGACGCTATGAGGTGGTCCATGCCAGCAGTTCCAAAGGAAAGGTGGCCGCGTCCACCCTGAAAAACGCCTGGACCCATGTTGGCTGGCTGAAGTCTGTGGACTACGGATACGAACAGGTGGAAGGAGCACAAGACATGGAAACCATTGCAATGGGCTCACGGGGAGAGCGCGTTAGAGAGATTCAACTGCTGCTTCAGGGCCTGGGCTATGACATCGGCAGCCGAACCGGTGCGGACGGGATCTTCGGCAAAGCCACCCAGGCAGCTGTGGAACAGTACCAGCACGACAGGGGTCTGCCGGTTACCGGTGTCTGGGACGAAAAAAAACACACAGCTTCAAACGAAAATACAGGAGAGCAAGCAGAAGAACCTACGGCAGTTTCTGTCGCTCAGCGTCTGGGAGAGATTGCCCTGGAGCTTGCACAGATCGCATCCCAGCTGAGCTGACGCAGTACCGGATCACGAAACCACAACCGCGGAGGCGGTATTTTTTATGGAGGAATGGAACATGAAAGTCATTGAATCGATTTGGGCGAAGATCCAGTTTCCCATTACGGTGCTGGGCGGAGCCCTTGGGTACTTCCTGGGAGGACTGGATGGATTGCTGATTGCCCTCATTGTCTTTGTTGTGCTGGACTATATCACCGGAGTGATGGTGGCCATCATCGACAAGACGCTGTCCAGCGAGGTGGGCTTTAAGGGGATCTTTCGAAAGATCCTCATCTTTAGTTTGGTTGGCGTGGCCCACATTGTGGACGCTAACATCATTGGTACGGGTGCCGGACTGAGGACGGCGGTCATCTTCTTCTACCTGAGCAATGAAGGGCTGTCCATCCTGGAGAACACAGTGTACCTGGGACTGCCTGTGCCGGAGAAGCTCAAGACAATCCTGGCGCAGTTGCAGGATAGCAACGAAGAAGCCGAATAACGAACCCTCAATTAACCCCCAGTCTGGATACGTGTCCAGCTGGGGGCTTTTTTATTTCGGAGTTTTCGTCCAAACAGCACGGAATCTTCCAGTGAGCTTTGAGGACAGAAGTTCTCAGACAGGAGGACAGGGCATGACAAATGAGCAAAAAGAAAATGTGCGGAAGATGCGCGGGGCTGGCGCAAGCTACGCAAAGATAGCAGGAGCGCTTGGCTTATCGGAAAACACAGTCCAATCCTTCTGCAGAAGAAACAACCTGACTGACGGATACGTAAAGAACGGGGAACCGACTGGCAAGGGAGCGCCATTCTGCCTTAGCTGCGGCGTTCCAATCAGACAGACCCCCGGCTATCGCGCCAGGAAGTACTGCTCAGACAGATGCCGGATTGCCTGGTGGAACAAACACCCGGCTGAGCCAGGCCGAAAGAGCACGCGCTCATTCGCCTGCCTTGCTTGCGGAAAGCAGTTCGATGCTTACGGCAGACGTGAACGGAAGTACTGCTCACAGTCCTGCAGCGCCAGATCGAAGAGGAGCCGCCCATGAGCAGGGAGCAGGCGGTCATCCGCTATCTTCTGGAAATTGCCGCCTACAGGAAATGGCTTGAAAACGGCTTCATTACGGAGGCTGAACTCCGCGAAATCGAGTCCGAGGCCGCGGACAGGCACAGGTTGCCGCAGAACAGCATTTATCGCTGAAAAGACTTGATAATATCGGCATTCAGAGTGATAGATGTCACTGCGAAAGGAGGGCTTGCCATGGAAGTGACAGTGGTCAAAAAACAGATGACATATACAGCTATGCAGGCTCATAAAAGGGTCGCCGCATACGCAAGGGTCTCGTCAGAGAAGGAAGGGATGCTGCACTCCCTGGCGGCGCAGGTCAGCCACTACAGCGGCTACATCCGCAGCCATCCCGGATGGACTTTTGCAGGCATATACGCGGACGAGGGCATAACGGGAACGAAGAGCAGCCGGCCGGAGTTCGCGCGAATGCTCAATGACTGCAGGGCGGGAAAGATCGACCTCCTGCTGACGAAGTCGATATCCCGCTTCGCCCGCAACACAGTCGACTTGCTGAATTCGGTGCGCGAGCTCAAGGATATCGGCGTGGACGTCTATTTTGAGGAACAAAACATTCACACCATGAGCGGCGACGGCGAGCTTATGCTGACCATCCTGGCATCGTATGCCCAGGAGGAAAGCCTGTCTGTCAGCGAAAACCAAAAATGGCGTATCCGGAAAAACTTCACGGAGGGCAAGCCCTGGAACGGCACCATGCTGGGTTACCGCTGCAAGGACGGGATGCTGACCATAGTGCCGGAGGAAGCCGACATCGTCAAGCTTATTTTTCGGCTCTATCTGGAGGGCCGGGGTTTTGCCGCAATCATGAAAAAGCTGAACAGAGATAAAGTCCTTACGCGCTTTGGTAATGCATGGTGCCGAAATGGGGTAAAACGGGTACTTTGCAATTATGCCTACACTGGCAACCTGCTGCTCCAGCAGACCTTCACTGAAAACCACCTGACCAAGAAGAGGATGGCCAACGCAGGCCAGCTCCCCCAGTACCATGCCGCGGAAACGCACGAAGCGATCATTCCTGCCGCGCAGTTCACCGCGGCACAGGAGGAAATGGCCCGTCGCGCCGCCAGGCATTGTCAGAAAAAGAAGAAACAGGACACCTATCCCTTCACCGGGCTCATCACCTGCGCCATTTGCGGAAAACACTTCAACCGTAAATCCAGGCCGACCGGCCCTGTATGGATCTGCTCTACCTACAACACCCTGGGTAAAGGCGCCTGCGGCTCAAAACAAATCCCGGAGGCCGCCCTGCTGACCGCTGCCCGGGAGGTCCTGGGGGACACGGATGCCCCTGCTAGCCGGCTCACGGGGGTATTGGCCAGGGAAGGCAACGCCCTGGTGTTCATCTTCAAAGACGGCAGGCGAATCGATAAACGATGGAAAGACCGCTCCAGATCGGAAAGCTGGACGGCGGCCATGCGCGAGGGCGTCCGCCAGGCAAATTACGCAAGGAGGGAAACAAATTGACGCTTCTCACGAATGTGACCATGATACCAGCCACCAGGAGCCTGCACACACAGAGCCCTATTGGGCAGAACACAAAGCGCAAGGTGGCCGCCTATGCCCGCGTATCCACTGGCACCGAGGAGCAGTTGACCAGCTATGAAGCCCAGGTAGACTACTACACTGCCTACATTCAAGGAACCCCGGACTGGCTCTTTGCTGGCGTGTACACTGACGAAGGGATTTCTGCCCTCAGCACAAGGAACCGCGACGGTTTCAACAGGATGGTGTCGGATGCGCTGGCTGGAAAGATAGACCTCATCGTCACAAAATCAGTCAGCAGGTTTGCCCGCAACACAGTGGACAGCCTGACAACAGTCCGCAAGCTGAAGCAGCACAAGGTTGAGGTTTTCTTCGAGAAAGAGAACATCTATACCTTTGACGGAAAAGGCGAGTTATTGCTGACCATTCTCTCAAGTTTAGCGCAGGAAGAGTCGAGGTCCATAAGTGATAATGTGAAATGGGGTCAGCGCAAGCGTTTTGCCGACGGAAAAGTGTCTCTTCCGTACAAAAAGTTCCTCGGATATGAGAAGGGCGAGGACGGGCGCCCCGCGATTGTGGAAAGCGAAGCAGCCAGCGTCCGCATGATATACCGGCTGTTCATGGAGGGCATGACCCCATCCGCTATCGCAAAGCGGCTGATGGAAGCGGGCATACTCACCCCCGGCGGCAAAATGGTCTGGCAGGTATCCACCGTCAAGTCCATCCTCACCAACGAGAAATACCGCGGGGACGCCATTCTGCAGAAGAGCTTCACGGTCGATTTCCTCACCAAGAAGAAGAAGGCCAACGAGGGCGAGGTGCCCAAGTACTTTGTGGAGAACAGCCACGACGCCATCATCGACCCGGTCGAGTTCGACGCCGTCCAGGCCGAGATGGAGCGCAGGAAGAAGCTGGGACGCCCCAGCGCCTGCAACAGCCCGCTGTCGGCGAGGATCGTGTGCGGCGACTGCGGCGGCTACTACGGCGCGAAGGTCTGGTGCTCCACCTCAAAGTACCGCAGGGTGATCTGGCGGTGCAACGAGAAGTACAAACGCGAGGAACCATGCTCCACCCCGCACGTGACGGAGGAAGACGTCCGGCGGAAGTTCGTCTCCGCTTTCAACTCCGTGCTGTCCTGGCGGAAGGAGCTGCTCGACAACTGCCGGCACGCGCAGAATACATTATGCGACTGCGCCGCATTGGACGCTGAAACTGCCGCGCTTGGCCATGAGATTGGGGTGCTCGAGGCGCTGGCCCGCGGATCCATACTGGCCGCCTGTGAGGGAAGCAACGAAGCAGGCGTTGCCGGAATCAGCAATGCATATGTCCAGAAGCTTGACAGCGCCATCAAGCGGCAAAAGGAGCTGGAGTCCCTCAGGCGGGAGAAGCAGATCAAGAGGGCGCTGCTGGACGGGTTCATCCGGAACATCGAGGAGAGCGGTGAGAGCATCGGCGAATTCGACGAGCGCCTTTGGGCCGCGGTGACGGAGAAGGTGACGGTCATGCCGGACGGCGCGCTGGTGTTCAGCTTCAAGGACGGCACGGACATCACCATCGGAGAGGAGTGAGCGGGATGCAGGAACGGCAGATACGGGTCATCCCGGGCAGGAACGTGCCGGAACTCCGGCAGTACGGCCAGAAGCGTGCCTGCGCCTATGTGCGCGTGTCGACCGGGCATTCAGCACAGATGCATTCCCTGCAGAACCAAATGGAATACTATGAGCGCAAAATCAGAGGCGATCCGCGCTATGCGTTCCGCGGCATCTACTCGGACGCCGGCATCTCCGGCAGCCGGGAAGACCGACCGGGGTTCCTGGCCATGATGGAAGCGGCGCGCGCGGGGCTTGTGGACGTCATCCTGACAAAGTCCATCTCGCGCTTTGCCCGGAACACCGAGCTGCTGCTCCTGTGGGAATTTGCTGCAACCAGCAAACCTGTCTCAATGATGTTCCCCGTGCGCATGTTCATGGCAGACAGATCCTGAGGTTTTCAGCTCACCCTGGCTGAATGCTTTTGCAGCGCCTAGTGCATCCCCCTGAGCGCCTGTCACCACATCGATG